GCATTGCATACGTCCCGTTGTTCCACAATGCGCCGCCGCTAGTCAACCCCGCTTGTTTGGCCCACTCTGTCGTTCCCGGCAACGCCTCAGACACCACCGCGTAGCCGGGCACCTTGTAAACGGGCATTACTTGTTTTTGTCCTCTTTCGATACAAACATGCACGCCGTAGAACGGTTGTTAAACAACGTGCTAATTGCGGCCAACACGCCGCTAACCACCGGTATGGCCAACGCGATTAATTCCGGTTCCCACCCGCGCCGCATAGCCACGTATGACACAAGCGCAATAACACCGCCTTTAAGTGTCTGATCTGCCGTTTGTAGTTGCGCGTTTTTGTCCACGTCACGCGCCTAGCAATGCGTTGATTTCGTGTTCGGTTAAACCTAACGCCGCAAGTTTGGCCCGGCCTGACGCGGCGGCGGCGGCTTTGCTTGCAATCGCGGCTATTTGTGCCGCCTGTTCCTCAATCACTTGCTCATAGTTGTTAAGTTCGTCGTCAGTCATGTCCCGCACTTCGTCACCAATTTGGATTTTCATGGTTGCCGCCTAACTGTCCGCTAGTCCGTAAACGTTGTAGAAACCTGTCGCCGCAACAGAAAATGAAAACACTAACCCCGTGTGTGCCTCTTGTACCGTGTAAAGGCCACCCACACCTAATTGCGAACGCGCTTCACTTCCCGTGCCAAATGCAGAACCCGACCACGCCGTTGGGTGTGACGCGTTAGTGGGGTTGTAAACCGTTAACGTGATCGAATAGGGGCTTGTTGAGCCTGACGCGCTCGAACTACCCAAACCGAATGATGTTACAAATGAGTTGTTAACCCCTGATGTATTACCGTTGTCTGCCTTACCAAAAACTGCGCCAATGTATGAAGACGCCGATTTGGTGCCTGAGTTGTCGCGCACTTGCATTGCGATTGTGCTCACGCTTGCGGGGTATGCGGTCAACGTCATGACAACGTGATACGTCTTGTAGGTGTTGGTAAACGTGTTGTTAGCAAACGCAACGCTCGTTTGTGCGGTAAATGTCGCACCACCAACACGAACAAACCCGCCGGCAGTCGCCGGACCTAACGTGGCCCACGTTGCGCCGTCATAATATTGCACAACATCAGTTGCTTCTATGTACGCCAATTGGCCTTCGGCCAACGTTTTTTGGCTACCACCGAACGCGGCATCACGTGTTGCCGTTGTTGCAAACACGGGTACGCCGGTACGGGCGGATTGGTTTTGTTGCTCTGCCGTTAAAATCTGTGACGCGGTAAACGTTGGGACGGTGGTTTGTGCGTTGGCACCCATGCGGCAATCCTAACCCAACACGTTGGTGCTATCTAGCAATCCGTACACCGGATCGTCCAAAATCAACAGATACAACACGGTGGTGTCTGACGTGTAGAACGTCAACGTGTGCCCGGCGTTTATGTCAATAATGCCGGTTATGCCCTCAACGCTCAATTCGCTAGTGATTGTGCCGTAATTCGGTACGTCCACCGTTATTTCGATTGTGTCCCCTATGTCAATGGTTGCCACCGTGTCGCGTTGCGCTTCGGTCAACATGGCCAAATTGGTGGTTAACGCGGTCAACCGGGGTGACGGGTACGGGGCCAACAAATAAGTGGCCGCCGCTTCGATCTGTGCCGTTTCGTGCAACAATGACGCGTCAACGTCACGTGTTTGCACAAAATAGGTGGCTTGGCTTGCCGCGTCTTGGTCCGTGTTCGTGGTGCCGTTTAACGCGGTGACGGTGGCCCGGTTGACCACTTGGCGTGCGTCAAATTCGATTTGCACGTTTCGGTACTTGTAGCCGGTGCCCTGATCTGAAAAGTCCGCAACGGGGCCGCTAAGCGTGGAACCTATGCGCGGTTGGAACACCAATTCCCCGTCCGCCGCAATGAACAAACGCCCAAATTCCGCCGTTTGGTTGATTTGTTGCAGATACGCCAACACGTTGGTACCCGCTTTAACGTCATACGCCGCCGCGTGCCCCAAATCAACGGTGCCCGCGTCAATGTCCGTAGCCCCCGTGTAATTAACCTCTGGCAACGCCAACACGGTGGTTATGCGTTGCCCGGACGTTTGCGCCGTGGGGTTAAACGCGTCCATAAACGTATTTGCCAACAACCAAAAATTGTCCACACAATTGACCGTCACAAGGTTTTGACGATCTAGGTTGTATTCGTAATCGTAACTTTCGACCACCCCGTCAAACAATTGGGTGGCCTCACGGAACACGCGCACGCGCCGCATAGGTGCCAAACCGGGTTGGTTGGTTGTTGCGTCATAGTAAACGCTTGTTTCGTCATACGGGTTGAGTATCCCGCCGGCCAACGTGTCGTTTAACGTAAACGACATGGTGCCCGCCCCGAACTGATCAAACGGTTGTTTGCGGCCACGGTTGTACGTAACGCCCAACACGTAGTCCGTTATGTCCGCAAAATCCGTGGCCGGCCCCAACGTGTCAACGTCCAAAATTCCACGCGTTGCGCTGTCCAACATTAATGACGTGCTGTCAAACCCGGTGTCCAATTCGACGGTGTAGTCCCCCGCTTGGCTTACAACGCCGGGCATTACGCTACCGCAATGTCAATGACACCGGACCGCCGGTTGTATTGCCGCAACGCGTTAACGATTTTGTCGGGGAACGTAGCGTCCGCCACCGTCGAATACACGTTTACGGTTATGTTGCCCATGCTGTTTGCGCGGTTTAACGGTATGACCGCTTCTGGGCCGCGCTCACCGATCAACGCCACCGTGGGGCTAGTGACAATGCCGCCCTGTGCTAATTCGGGTATGCGCGGCACGCTAAACCCTTTGCCGCCGAACCCCGGCACCCAATCGGGCACCGTAAAAGACAATTTGCCTATCGTGCTATTCCACAAACGGGCAATGCCGTTAAAAATCGTTTTGTAGAACCCCAACACACCGTTTAAATAACCTTTGATTAGATCCAAACTAAATTCCACACCCGTTTTAATTGCGTCAAACAATTTGTGGACGAATTCCCTAAATGTCTCTGATTTTTTGTACGCGATCACGAACGCGGCGGCCAACGCCGCCAATGCAATAACGACAATGCCTATTGGGTTGGCGGCCATGACAAAATTAAACGCGGCTTGCGCGGCCTTAACCACGATCAACGTGGTTTGGTAAACTTTCATTGCGGCGTTTACCGCTAGCACCGCCGCCGCCACACCGCCGATCACGCCCGCAAAAATCAAAAATAGGGTGCTGTTTTCTTGTGCAAAGTGTGCCAACGGGATCAATTTGTCGATTAGCAACGTAACAACGGGTATGAGCGCGGCACCTATGCTTTCTTTTGCCTCACCCATTTGTATCGTTAGGTTTTTCATTTTGCCTTGCGTGGTGTTGGCCGCGTCCGCCGCCGCACCCGTATGGGCGGTCAACGATTGCATAATGTCATCAAATTCCGCGCCAACGCCAGCGGTGGTCCGTAACGCCGGATCCAACTTGTAAAGCGCCATGGTTTGACCGTTTACACCCTTAGATAACGCCGTTACTACGGTGCCTAAATCGTTGCCGGTGCTAACGGCAATGTCTTGTGCCGCAACCAACAATTCTTGTGCATAGGAATATGAACCGGTGGCGTTCGTTAGTTCGGCCAAGGCCGGGCGTAGTTCGTCATCAGTAACCGCCGTTAAACGCGATTGCGCGGTAATAAATTCTTCTACTATGCCGATTTCTTCCTCTGTGGCGGCCCCGCTTCGACGTAGCACGCCCGCCAATTGATCTTGCGCCGCCGCGTCTTCCATGGCGGCTTTGGTTGCGGCACCCAACCCGGCGGCCAAACCCGCTATGGCGGCGGTGGCCGGCACCACCGCTTTTTTTAGCGCAAATTGTGCTTTTGCGCCGGCACCCTCTAAATTTTTAAATTCTTCTACGGCGCGGCTAATGCCTTTACCGTCGAATTCGCTAATGATTGGGATTGATACGGCCATTACCGCACCAACCTAGCGTTCGTTTCGCGTTGGATAACGTCAACCACGCGCTGTAAATCCTGTTGCACTTGGGTGGCGTTGCGCTCATACGCCGGCCACATAATCCGGCTAGCACGCCCCAACCGGGCTTCCAACGCGTTAGCCAAATTGCCGGTTGACGATCTGCCCGCCATGTCTATGACGGTTCCTATTGCGCTTTTCATTACCACCGCAAACACGGCCACCGCGCCACGTTTGCGGTTGCTAAACCGCGTTGTAATGCTTTTGCGTACTTGTTCGCTACTAAACGGTGTCAACCGTCCGCCTTGCCATTGGCGTGCGAACCCGCTTAGCACGTCATTGGGTACCGCGCTTTTAGCGTCCGCTACCACGCTTGCGGTGATCTGTTTAACGTCCGCTTTTATTTGTTTGGCTAGGTCCGGTTCGATCTTGCCTAGTTCGCGCAACGTTTCTTTT